AATAATAAAAATCTTAATATTGATATAAATTTTCTGATATCAAAGTTATTGACCAATCAACCCCATGTAAATTAACGGTTCTTCCCATATCATCTAATAATCTTATGCGAAGTCTATCAATATTCACAGGACCAAAATATATTCTTGGATTATCTTGAAGTGCTCCACTAAAATCAACATACATATCGCCAACATTCAATCCATTATATTTTATTGGTATTAAACTAAATGTATCTGAATTATTTGGGGCCTTTGGTTTAAAAGATGTATTCATTTTTCTATTTTTTATAATTTGATTAATTGTATAAATTTGTGCCTGAGTCAACGTTCTTGGCGCTGATGGAATAACTTGTGGTATATTTCCATATCCATAATTTAATTTATCCGATAAACTATTGAAATAACTATCATCATTTGTCACATTATTATAAATATTAAAATTTTCAGGGACAATAGTTTGACCTTCTCTTAAACATAAATATGAAGAATTATAATAACTTGGGTATTCTATTTTTTTTGATAATTCAGCTATTGAAATTAATCCATTATTTATGTGATTTTGATTATAATCATCAATTATTAATATAAAATATTTTGGACCACTTAATTTCATTATTGCGCCCCCTGCGTTTCCTTTAATAAAAATCGGTTGAATTGGTGACCTAAATCCCATTATCCATCCTAATGTCGTATTAAAAAATAATGGATTACTAGAAATGCATCGATTAGTTTCTTCATTTTCGCCAAAAAATTTTAAATACGGATTTTCTTGAGGGTTATAATTATCATTTAATCCAATTCCATCAATAATTTTGCCTGATGGGTCATAACATCCATTTAAATTAATTGTAATTTTTCCGCTATTTTTGTTATACATACAAAATGGATTTGTTCCAACAAAATTTAATGAAGTGAATACTAACTCCATTGTATTGCAAAATTCAGTTGGAGTATAATTTCCTGATGGAATTGTTATTAAAAATGAAACATCATTATTAACAACCCAAAAATAATTATTTCCATATTCTTCATCAATAGCATACCATGTATAAGGTATTTGAAAAGAATATAATCTTAAACTCAAAACATTCGTCAAAGGATCAGATAAATCCAACGTATAATCCGTCGATAAACTATTAGAATCAGACCCTTGACGAAATTGACTATCTAAATTAATAAATCGTGTTGTTATATTTTTTAAATTTGGATTTAATGTATCTTGCGCAATAGGAACATTTATATTATTATTTACTCCCAATTGTTCACGCTTCATAGGCACATGTTCATTGTCATAAACATCAATTTTCTGAACTCTGTCTGTATTTTTATTTTTTTGAACATCATCATCTTGAGGAAGTGATTCATTTTTTATCCAATTTTCGGTTTGTTCGCCATCTGGTTGATATTCATTTACATCTTCGCCATTAATATATTTTAATAATTTTGTTTGTACATCTTCAAAAAATTTGGATAATCTTTTGTCTTCATAATAAAAATTTATAATATAATTTTTAGTTGTGTCAATTATATTTTCTTCAGTCATATCATCTTCAGTTTCCAAATTTAATATTTTTTGAAGTTCGGAAATAGTGTAATCATCGGCATTGAAAGACATTGAACTCATTTTATATTTATATTTATAATTATTAAAATACTTTTAATTTGTATTTATAAAAATTGAATTTAATTTATATTATTTTTTCTTCAACAATTAAAACGAAATGATGTCTCAAACAGAAATATCCCAAAATCAAATTGAATTATCTGGAGAACAGCAATCAATTATTGACAAATGCATTCGAGGTGATAATATGTTTGTTACTGGTTCAGGTGGATGTGGAAAAAGTTTAATTATTCGCATTTTAAAAAATATATATTTGCCATCAAAAAATATTGATGATATTAGACACATAATTAGAAGATATAATGAGGTTGAATATAAAAATATACAAGTGTGTGCGTTGACTGGTGTAGCTGCTATTTTATTACAATCTTCGGCAAAAACAGTACATTCATTCAGTGGCATGGGAATATCAAATATGGCCAATCAACAAATATTGGCAAAAATAAAAAAATCAGGATTTTACAGAAAAAATTGGAGAGATACTGACATTTTAATTATTGATGAAGTATCTATGATGTCACAACATATGTTTGAATTGTTGGATTATATCGCAAAAAATATAAGAAAAAATGATAAACCATTTGGCGGGATTCAATTGATACTTTTCGGTGATTTCTTTCAATTGCCTCCTGTATGTAAAGACCCCGAAGATAGATTAAGAAAAAATTTCTGTTTTGAAAGTGAGTTGTGGATTGAAACATTTTCGGCGCAAAATCAGATTGAATTAATTCAAATTTTCAGACAATCTGATGAAAATTTCAAGAAAATATTAAATCAAATTCGCGAAGGAAAAATACGACGAAATGTAAATGATTTCTTATTAAATTACGTCAATCGCGAAAAAACATTGGATGTTATACAACCAACCAAATTATTTCCCAAACGTTCACAAGTTGATTACATAAATTCATTTGAAATGGACAGATTAGAAGAAGAAATGTATGATTATAATTTATCTTATGTTTTTGATTTACAAATGACTGAAATGCAAAAAACTTTACGCGAAACATTCACTCAAGAACAAATAATGATTGAATTGATTTATTTGGAAAAAAATATTCCTTGCGAAAAACAAATATCGCTTAAAATTGGAGCACAAGTCATGTGTATTGTTAATTTAACAATGAATGAATTAACACCAATTTGTAATGGTTCACAAGGAATTGTTTTAAGATTCGATGAAAAAAATAATCCAGTAATTAAATTTAGCAAAGGATTTGAATATACAATGTCAGAATATACTTGGGCAAGTGAAACAATACCTGGAATAGGAGTTAGACAAATGCCCATCATATTAGCTTGGGCTTTAACAATTCATAAATCACAAGGTGCTACGATGGATGCGATTGAAGTGGATGCCGGTTCAGGAATATTCGAATGTGGGCAAACTTATGTAGCATTATCTCGTGTAAAATCATTGGAAGGATTATATTTGAATGCCTTTGATGTAACGCGAATAAAAGTGAATCGCAAAGTGCAAGAATTTTATGAAAGAATGAGAAAAATGAAAAATGAAGAAATCGAAATTGATACATTAAATAATCGCATCATACAAGAAAGTAAAAATAATAATGCTTTTGAAAAATTTGAATATAAAGAGGAAAATAAACATAATCCAGAAAATGAATATAAAGAAGACAATAAACATAATTCGGAAAATGAATATAAAGAAGACAATAAACATAATTCAGAAAATGAATATAAAGAAGACAATAAACATAATTCAGAAAATGAATATAAAGAAGACAATAAACATAATTCAGAAAATGAATATAAAGAAGAAACTAGCAATGCTTTTGAAAGAAAATCTAATATTAAAATTATAAAATTAAATAAAATATAATTCAAGTTTTGACTTTATGATTAGTCAATTTAACTTTACAATAATTATAAATAATTTTATTATTTTTTATAATTATTACTTTTCTTTATCATACTAATTAACAACACTCTGAAGTTCATTTAAATATTCACTCGGTAACATCATTAATCATGATTCATCAGCATCTAGATTTTTAAACTTAATTTGTATTTCTTCAATTTCTTTATCAAATACTAATGTCATTTTGTTTTGTTTTTCTATTGATTCATATGTTGATTCGTATCCGTGTGTTCCGTATCTATATCATTGACTTTCTTCTCGGGTTCTTTTTTTTTCTATTTTGATTTATTGAATCCATCATATATTATATATTATAAATGTATTAAATTCTTTTTCTTCTTGCTAAATAACTTGCCGCAGAAGTTCCAACTTGTCCATAATTTGAATGAGGTTTATAAATGAATGTTCCTTTGCTTTGAGTATAGCATAATGTATTATTACAATTGTCATATTGTTTATTATATGGCAATGAAGTTGTATCAAACAATGTTTTAAAATATCCTGATCTATGTAATTGATTTTGCGGATAACCAGTCACATTATTTGAATAATTACTTCCTGAATTAAAAAACATTATTATATAATATCAACAGTAATAAATAATTCATTTAAGAAAATTATAATTTTAAAATATTAGTAACATAAATATCATCATTTTCTGATTTAATTATCTCAATGCAATCATTGCTAAACATTTTTATTTTATTTGTTAAGCCATCAATTGATAAATTAATGTATTGAGTATCATAACATACAACGCGATTTGCTGAAATGTTATCTACAGTTGTGAAACTTCCACCAGCATATATGCGTTTGTTGTCAATTAATAAACAATGGCAACTATTATTTAATCCAGTATTAAAAGCCATTGCTGTTTTACTTTTTACATCATATTTACCAATATATTTTCCTGGCAATGTGAAATTGCCTCCTAAAATTAAATTTCCATTATCGTCAACTATTAAACAATTACTCCAGGCATTAAATCCATGAATAGCCGTATTTTTGTCAGTGATAGGATTGTAACTATAAATTACACCCCAATCAGACGAAATATACACTGTATCATCAATTCCAACTGCCAGATAATTACACCAACTCATGCCTTTATCCATGGCTATCCACTTATTCTCAATTATGTCATATTTAGCGAGGCATGTGCTGTTAGCCGCAACATTCGTGCCTTTTCCGGCAATATTAAATACCCCCGCAATATATAATGTTTTTTTATTAATTGAAAAATTCACATGAATAACAGTACTAAAAATACCCGCAACACCTCCAATATCATACCATTCATTATTTCTTGGAACATATTTGATGATTCCGTGTGTGTCAATATTATTAGAAATTTTTATATTACCATTGGTTCCAACATATAAAGATCCTTCATAATCAAATCCTAAAGAATTAACCCGACTTGTTTGAATTCCATTTTGAGTATTAGAAATTATTGGAGACCACAAATTAGTAGTAGGGTCATATTTAGCAATTTTATTTGCGGTATTTCCTCCAGCACTACTAAATTGTCCACCAACATATATTATTCCATCAGCATTAATTGCTAAACATGAACATTCAGCATTTAATCCGGTTCCTAAAGAAGACCATACCCCTGTTAATGTATTGTATTTGACAATATTATTCGCCGGAATTCCATTCGCAGTGGTAAAATTACCACCCATGTATATATTTACTGTTGAATCTTTTACCATGCATAGACATGAACCATTTAATCCAGTTCCTAAAGCTAATGGAGTTGGTGAAGAATTATTCATTTTAGTATTATTATTTAAAATGTAATTCCCAGTATTTTTTGATAATGATAAAGTTGTGTTTCCATTAACGTCTAAAACTGAATTTGATAATTTAAAATTATTAACTTCATAATATAACTTTGAATTGAAAAAATCAGATATTTGTGTATTGATAAAAGATTTCATTGCGGTGGTTGATTCGATCATATTAGTAGTAACTTGTAATATTGCGTTATCTACATATAGTTTATTAACACTGCTGTTAGTTGTTAATGAAAATTTCTTCGACATAATATATATAATCAAATATATTATTTTTTACGAAATAATTGATTATATGACCTTTTTACCACACGCACTACATCCAGCTTTTGCCTTATGAATACGATCAATCATTTTTGAATTTGAAAGACTTGCCGATGATAATGGTGAATTCATTGATTTTTTATCATTTAACATTTGACGAATTAATTGTTGATTATTAACATTGCCAAAATCCATTTTAAATCTATTCATGTTAATTATATTATACATTTTTTATTTTTATTTTTATTTTTATTTTTATTTTTATTTTTATTTTTATTTTTATTTTTATTTTTATTTTTATTTTTATTTTTATTTTTATTTTTATTTTTATTTTTA